GAATCATACAAGGAGCAGGAGAATGAAGATTAAAGTTGTTTATTGTAAATTCGGAGAGAAGCCAAAAATTCTGGAGATTGACAGAACGCTGGAAGAGATGCAGCGTCTGGTAGGCGGACATATTGAGACCTATCCATACGGATATGCGCCGCTGGTTTTCGTGGTCAACGAGGAAGGTAAGAACCTGGGACTCACGCCACACCGGCTCATCGCACACGGAAGAGATGTCATATGCGGTGACTTTTTCGTGGCTGCCATTGGAATGAGTGAGGAAGGCTGCCTCGATATCGTGGGATTGACGGACGAACAGATTCACTCGGTTCTTGTGACCGTTGATAATGGGAGGCTGTATCGATGAAGATGGCGATGAAGGACGGAATGCTCCGGATCATCGAAGCAGATATCACCCAGGCGGCGATCATTAAGTCCTGGGGAAGCATGAAATACTCCCGATCCAATCAGATGTACGAGGGACCGGTCAGCATGGAGCTACTGAATAAGCTGGCCGGAATAGTCAAGCTCCCGCCGGCGATCGAGGCGGTCCGTAAGAACATGAATGAGGTCCAGGAGGCGGTGGATCGGGAGCGCATCCGCAAGGATCCAAAGCCGCTGGTACGATACCCGGTCACAAAATCACTGTATCAGCACCAGGTCAGAGCCGCCAACATGGCACTTTTGACATTCGGTCTGGTACCACCGGAGAAGGAGGAATATCGAGATGAATAGTGTATTCACCGACGAAGAGCACCGCATCCTGCTGGCAGCACTCGAGAGAGAGAAACAGGTATGCCGGGAATATGATCAGGAGCATGACAGCGAGAACAAGCTGGTGCCAATCGTGAAACGCATCGAAAGAAAGGTCTATGACCTTCAGAATCAGGATGCAGATCTGAAAAGACACTTCCTTGCGGCGGAAGAGCCGGAATGGGATCCAGAGAACCGATTCCACCGGTGTCCGTCCTGCAGGCGCAGAATCCACGAATATCATGGATTCTGCAAGCACTGTGGAAAGAAGATCGACTGGCAACCACTCATGAAGAAAAGAAAGAAGGAAGCCGAGATCCGCGGTCGAAAGGAAGGCAGGAAACGATGATCCTACAGTTGGAAATTCCAAAAGAATTCGAGAAAGACTACCGAAGCAACAGGTTTGAGGATTTTTTCAGAAGAGTCTATGCGGACATTGACAGCGAAGGCTTGTGTGGCAATTACGAGGGCGAGACAGCGCAGATGATGGAACGTGCGTTTAAAGAATCGAGGTGTTTGGACGATGGGAAAACCTGCTAATGCACCGCGGAAAAAGAAGCAATGGACGCCAGAGGAAGAAGCGTATCTTTCAGACAGCTGGGGAACAAAGAGCATCAAGACGCTGGCAAAGAATCTCGGCCGATCGGAGCAGGCGGTCATCGTCAGAGCGCAGCGTCTCGGATGTGGCCCCTTCCTGGATTCAGGAGACTACATCGCTCTGAATCAATTAATCGTGGAACTCTATGGCCCAAATAACACTGGATACCCAGCATACCGGCTGATTACAAAGGGACTCCCGGTCAAGGAAAAACTTGTGAGACGCTGTAAGCGCAGAGTCATATACATCGACGAATTCTGGAAGTGGGCAGAAAAAAACAAGAGCCTTCTGGACTTTTCGAGAATGGAACCGCTCTGCTTCGGAGCGGAGCCGGCTTGGGTAAAAGTCAAAAGAGAAAACGATAAAAGGCAGGCCTGGCAGCAGATGCCGCACAACGCGCCTTGGACCGAATATGACGACCAGAAGCTCAGTAGAATGCTGAGGGCAAGGAAATATACCTACACAGATTTGTCGCGGGAATTGCGCCGATCTGAAGGCGCTGTGAAGCGAAGAATCGCTGATCTTCAGATCACGGATCGTCCGATCCGGAATAAAACAAAGCCATGGACGGACGAAGAGGTTGATCAGCTTCTTTCCATGCTTGATCAAGGGTTCACTTATTCGCAGATCGCAGAAAAGCTGAATCGAAGCGCTCTGGCAACCAGAGGAAAGCATGAAAGACTGCAGAACCCGAATTACATGAAGCAGTACAACCGCGGGCATTCAAAGGATTACGATTATGTCGGAATCCGAGATGTAAGTCCCGCACAGATCAAGAAAGATATGGCAGCCAGAAAGGACAATCAATTCGTCGAAGTGGGTGAGCTGCCGAGAGAGGAGATGATGATATGACGTCCCAGCGAATCAATAAGGGCTTCGGCCTGCTGTTCGAAATGGGATGCGGTTAGGAAAGACGCTGACCGCGCTGGCCATCGCAGGGGCCGCGTATAAGATGGGAAAAATCGACAAGGTTCTGATCGTTGCCCCAACCTCTGTCGTGGCGGTATGGCCGAAAGAATTTCAGGAATTCGCAGATTTCAAGTACACCTGCAGAACACTCCTGGGAGACAAGACACACAGGCTCCGGGAGCTGAGCGACCTGCAGAAGTTCCCATTCAAAGCCATGAAAGTGGCTGTGATCAACTACGAATCGACCTGGCGAGAGGGCATCTTCGAAGCCCTTCAGGAGTACGACGCGGACCTGATCATCTGCGATGAGAGTCAGAGAATCAAGACGCACGATGCGGAGCAGAGCAAGGCGCTGCATAAGTTGGGAGACCAGGCAAGGTACAAGTTGATCCTTTCCGGAACGCCGGTGCAGAACAATGCTATCGATATCTACAGCCAGTATCGTTTTCTGGACTCCACGATCTTTGGAGAAAACTTCTATAAGTTCCGAAACCGGTATGCCGTCATGGGCGGATTTAACCGGAAACAGATCGTCGGGTACAAGGATCTGGATGGACTGATCAAAAAAGAGCATTCCATTGCTTTCCGGATCACGAAAAACGAAGCGATTGACCTCCCGGAGCAGACGTTCGAAACCAGGAAGGTACATTTCAGCAAAAAGGAGCAGGAGCTCTACAACCGCATCAAGCGAGACAGCTATGCAGAGCTGGACAGCGGCGGACAGATCACGGCAACCACGGTCCTGACGAAGCTTTTGAGACTGCAGCAGTTGACGGGCGGGTTCCTGGTAAAAGACGATGCATCAAAGCCGGAGCAGGTGAGCAGAGCCAAGCTGGACGCTCTGAGTGATATCATCGAGGACTACGTGATCGGATCCGGAAAGAAACTGGTTATTTTCGCGCGATTCATCGCAGAGGTAAAGGCGATCATCGATCTGGTGGCAAAGCTGCTCCCGCGAGGAATGAAACAGGTCGCCATCTATGGAGACATCAAAAAAGAGGACCGCGGCGACATCGTGAAGCAGTTTCAAGAAGATCCGAACACAACCGTTTTTATCGGTCAGATCGACACGGCCGGAACGGGAATCACGCTGACAGCCGCAGATACCTGCGTGTATTACAGCAAAAACTTCAACTATGCTACATATAGTCAGAGCCTCTCCCGTATCCACAGAATCGGCCAGCGAAACATCTGCACGTACATCGATCTGGAAGTCGACAAGACGATCGATGAGCTGATCAGCCAGAGCCTGGCAAAAAAAGAAGATATGGCGAAGACGGTCGTGGACGACTGGCGGGTCTATTTTGAATAGGAGTAACTACATGAAATCATTAAAAGAAATATGCCGCGGAATCGCAAAGACATTCGGATTCATCCGGGATGCCGATGAGAAAATCGCGTCCAATGTGGCAGCGGCTATGCGTACCAATGTGGAGCAGATAAAAGAATATGAAAAACGCTTCGAGCCAGGACCGCCGGAGCAGGATCCGATGCAGGAAGCAGCCGCGCAGG